AAATAAATTCAACCAAGCACAGTTTGTTAAAAATCAAGCTAAATGGGCTGCCGCTAGTATGTGGTGTAAACAACAAGGTATCAAGTTTAGAATTCTTAATGAAAATGATATCTTTAGTCAAATCTAAGCATAAGTAATATTATGACTAAACGATTAGAAGAGGTTCTCAATCTTCCCGAAAGCAAAAAGATTGTCAAGGACGAAGAAAAGAAAAAAGCTAAAGCTGAAGTGGCTCAGCCCTTTCTTCGCGATATGGCAGAATATGATAAAATCTCTGCGGCACTTCCACAAGTAAAAGGGCTAGGAGATTTAGGCGATAGCGAACTAGACGAACTTGCCAAAAAAGCCACAGAAGCTTATGAAGATATTATGGACTTAGGTATGAACGTTGAAGCACGTTACAGTGGACGCTTATTTGAAGTAGCCGCTAGTATGTTAGGCAACGCTATTCAAGCTAAAACTGCTAAACTAGATAAAAAGTTAAAAATGATCGATTTGCAAATTAAAAAGCAAAAATTGGATCAGGAAGCTAACAATTCAGATGACGGTGTTACCCTACAGGGCGACGGTGTTATTATTACAGATCGTAATAGCTTGTTAGAGAAATTGAAGAATTTAAAATAAATATAGTACTAGGACTAGACTATGAAATCATTTAAAGAATACTTAACAGAGAGCAAAAAACAGTACGAATTCAAACTGAAAGTTGCTGGCGACCACGCTAAAGATGCTGTAGAGCAAATCAAAGCTTCGTTGGCGGAATTCCATGTTAGCGCAGTATCAAAGGGAGTAACAACTCCAATCTCAGAACGCCAAAACGAGTTTCCTGAGCATAAAAATACAGCTATGACTGTGTATGATATTGTAACAGATTATCCAGCTACAAGCCAACAAGTTCGTGATAGAGTTTGTACAGGGTTGGGTGTAACACACAATCATATCAAAGTCCGTAGCATGTACGAAGAACTTGAAGATCAAATCAATCACGAGCATGATGAGCGTACACACAAAGCTCTAGTAGGTAAAGAACAAGATCCTAGCAACAACAGCAATCTAGTCAATGACGATCACAAATATAATTTGCTAAAAGAATTAGGCAAAGAAAAACATCAAGGTACACAAATCAAAGGATATAACGATCAGATCCTAGCCAAGGATGTACCAGGGCTTGCTCCAGAATATCGCAAAGAAAAACAAGCAAAGATGGAAACATCACATGCTAGTATTATTGGAACAAAACAAAACAAGATTACTGATCCAATGAAGGGAGCAAGATAATGAATTTAAAAGATTTAATCGCAAAGATGGATTCTATTGAAGAAGGCACTGAAATTCAAACTGATGAATGTGGCGCAATGCCAAGTGCTGTTATTAGTGCAGGTCCACAAGGGCAACAAGACAACGTATCAATGAGTGTTAATGTTCAAGGTCAGGGCGAAGGCGGCCTTCGTAGCATTATGAATATTCTACGTGATATCGAGAAAGGTGAACAACATAGCGATCACGATCAACATGGACATGACGAGCCAATTATGGGAATGGATATGGAAGGACAAAGTGATGATAGTCCTTTAACTACCGCTCCAAATGACATCGGAGTTGAGGAACAACAAGCCGGTGACGAAGGCGACGATCAAGAAGAGTGGGGAAATTCAGCACACGGCGGTTCTGCACATCATACACATGGTATTGAAGCTGTAACATTTTCAGGTGACGATTTAAATAGTAAAGGTAAAAGTAGTCCTGTTATGCGTGCCCCAGGTACAAATACACTACGCGAGCCAACAAATGTTAGCGAAGAACTAGTAAGTCGTTTAAGTCAAATGTACCAGGCTATTAAAGAAGAACGTACGGAAGAAAAGAACGAAAAGGGTGAAGTTACTAAATGGAAAGAAGAAACTCCATGGCGCAAAGCTACTAACAAAGATGGTCGCGGTAAAGTAACTAACATGAGCGATAAAGCTCGCCGTGAAAGTGAAAAAATGGCCGAGAAAGAAACAGAAGTAGATGAATCAGCCAAATGGCGCGATCCTAAATACAAAGGTCAGTTGTTCACACAGAAAAAAGGCGACAGTGACGATTACGATCATATAGATTATGGATACGGTATGAAAGAAAGACCTAAAAAAGATCCTGGTCAAAAACGCTCTACGTTTGACAGAGATACAGTTTGGACTGATCCATTAGATACTAGAAGTAATTTGCATAAAGATCACAACGATCCCGAAACCTGGGGTCATGGTAGTATTTCAGGTAAAGGAAGTACAAAAGGCAAAATTACAGCCGATAGAAGAAAGCATATGAAAAATAATATTCAAGGAAGTTTAGGACAACACCATACTCCTAACTTGCCAGAACAAACGGTTAAGTTTCGTCGCAGTTAGCACCCTGTCCAAGGTGCCAAATAGACCCTTCGGGGTCTATTTTTTTGATTAAATAAACATATGGCAAAAAGTCTCGACGGGGTCTTAACAAAAAAGGCTCACACTAAAGAAAAGTTTACAGAACAGCAGGTTCAGGACTTGCTAGCCTGTGCTGACCCCACAACTGGTTATCACTACTTCAGTAAAAACTTCTTTCATATCCAGCATCCTGTTAAAGGTAAAGTTAAATTTGAGCCTTACGAATACCAGGAACGACTACTAAACGCATATCACGATTATCGTTTTAATATTAATATGCTACCACGTCAAAGTGGTAAGACTACGTGTGCATCAGCATACTTGTTATGGTACGCTATGTTTCATCCGGATCAAACTATTCTAATTGCCGCACACAAATACACAGGCGCACAGGAAATTATGCAACGTATCCGCTATGGATACGAACTATGCTCGGATCACATACGTGCAGGTGTAGTAAACTATAACAAAGGTTCAATGGAGTTTGAAAATGGATCAAGAATTGTATCAGCTACTACTACCGGTAATACTGGTCGTGGTATGTCAATTTCCCTACTATACTGTGACGAGTTTGCATTCTTGCAACCTAACATTGCTACAGAATTTTGGACATCAATCAGCCCTACACTAGCAACTGGTGGACGTGCGATTATTACTAGCACACCTAATTCAGACGAAGACGAGTTTGCTATTATTTGGAAAGAAAGTCAGGATAAATTTGACGAACACGGCAACACTCGCGAGGACGGATTAGGGCGCAACGGATTCCACGGATTTAAAGCAGAATGGTGGGAACATCCGGATCGCGGAGAAGAGTGGAAAAAGACTGAAATGGGACGTATTGGTGAAGAACGTTTCCGTCGAGAATATGGGTGCGAATTCTTAGTCTATGACGAAACTCTTATCAACAGTCTTAAATTAATCGAACTAGTAGGCAGAGAACCCCTGTTCAAGATGGGTCAAGTGCGATGGTATAAGAAACCAGAACCTGACAAAGTTTATCTTGTTGCCCATGATCCTAGCCTAGGTACAGGTGGCGACTATGGTGCTATACAAGTGTTCGAAATGCCTAGTATGGTACAGGCAGCAGAATGGCAACACAATATTACACCGGTACAGGGGCAAGTTAAAATACTGCGTGATATATTAAAATATATCCAAGACGAAATAGGTGCTGAAAATTACTCAAACATTTACTGGAGCGTGGAAAATAATACCGTGGGTGAAAGTGCCCTAGTTGTCATAGACAATTTAGGAGAAGAAACTTTCCCAGGATTTATGCTGTCAGAAGTAGGACGTAAAGGGCATGTACGCAAGTTTCGCAAAGGATTTAATACAACACACGGATCAAAAATAGCGGCTTGTGCCAAGGCAAAATTCCTCATAGAAGAGGACAAAATGACAATTAATAGCCGTCCTTTAATATCTGAACTTAAAACTTATATTGCAAAAGGTGTAACTTTTACAGCTAAAGAAGGACAGCATGATGACTTAGTAGCATCACTATTATTAGCTGTACGCATGAGCGAAGTGCTAGCAGAATGGGATCCTGAAGTATTTGAGCGTCTTAAAGTGACTAGCAACTGGGCAATAGATCCAGATTTTGAACCACCGTTGCCCATATTCATCTCATCGGGTATCTGATAAATATAACATGAACAAGAATTTGAATAAAATCGCACAGGATCTTTACGGGAAAATCGAGACTCGCTTTCCTAACATCAAGATCGGTGACGAAAATGCTGAAGTATTGAGCAAGAAAACAGATATCCCCGAAGCACGTTTCTTTGAGTTTGAATACGAAGAAGCGGGAGAAAAATTAGGGACGATTGCTATTACGCTAGATGAGGAAGATGGCATCATCGTACAAATCAGTGGAAAACTTGCTGACAGCAAGCACTATGGAGCATTTAGATTTATTCGTAGTTTTAGACAGTTTGCTAAAAACCGCCTGTTAAAATTCCATGTACAGAATATTGGCAAGGATCATCTAGACAAACGTGATTATAATTTTCAAGCGAAACCTAAGGAAGAACCAGTTATGCAATCGCAACAACCTGTAATGGAAAGCAAGATGTACGGCAATGCTCGTATGAGTTATCAAGACTTGGGCGAAGCTCGTCTAGTTATTAAACACAGTCAACCTGTTAATCCAGAAATTGCCGCAGGACGTACAATGCACATTGACAGTATCTATGTTGAAAATGCAGATGGTGAGCGTTTTAAATATCCTTTCAAACATCTTAACGGTGCTCGCGCAATGGCCGAACATCTAAAGCATGGCGGCAATCCTTATGACAATATCGGCAAGCACATTTCAAGTTTGTCAGAAGAACTATCACAATTACGCAAGTTCAAAGGTTATGTTACACGCAATGACACATTAGCAGAAGCAATGAATGACATTACTCCTCGGGTGATGGAACGCATAGAAGAAATTAAAAAAGAAGTAGCTGGACTACAACGTCCAACATATTACGAAGTGTTTGCTGAATCATTTGCATCACGCGAAGAGCAAATAATTCCAGAAGATGTTATGAGCGACTGGATTGATCGTTTGACAATCCGTACATTCAATGAAGATTTAAAAACAGCATTTCCATATATCTTCCGCTTAGTAGACGAAACTACTATTCCTGTAAAAGAATTATCACCTGACGATTTATTAGATGAAAATCATCACAATGACGATGATGAAAATGAAAAAATTGAACACTTGATGCGCAAATATCATTGGAGTCGCCAAGAAGCCATAGAGCACTT